GCTAAGAAGCTAGAAAGCGTAGCCATGGGTAAGACCAAGAGGCTCATAGTCAACATGCCGCCGCGTCATACCAAGTCTGAGTTCGCATCTGTCTTCTTCCCGAGTTGGATCATGGGCTTGCATCCTGACATGAAAATAATGCAAACTACCCATACGGCAGAATTATCTGCTCGTTTCGGGCGTAAGGTTAGAAACCTTATGGACACAGATGAGTACAAACAGATCTTTGAAAAAGTCAGACTCTCAGCAGACAGTAAGTCCGCAGGAAGATGGGAAACCAACCATGGCGGAGAATATTTCGCGGCGGGTGTTGGCGGAGCCATCACGGGTAGGGGTGCTGACCTCCTTATCATTGACGACCCTCATTCGGAACAGGATGCCCTCTCACCTTCTGCACTAGAGTCCGCTTACGAGTGGTACACCTCGGGGCCGCGACAGCGTTTACAGCCTGGCGGAATCATAGTTATCGTTATGACGCGTTGGAGTACGCTGGATCTTACTGAGAAGCTCATCAAAAGAATGTCCGAAGATCATGCAGATCAGTGGGATATCTTAGAATTACCTGCGATATTAGAGGATAATACGCCTTTATGGCCCGAATACTGGAAGATCGAAGAGCTAGAGTCTGTTAAGGCATCTATCCCTGTTGCTAAGTGGAATGCTCAGTATATGCAGAATCCTACCAGTGAAGAGGGTGCTTTGCTCAAGCGAGACTGGTGGCAGATATGGGAACACGATGAACCGCCAAACACTAGCTACATATTACAGTCCTACGATACCGCGTTTAGTTCTAAGCAGACAGCTGACTATTCGGCGATTACCACATGGGGCGTGTTCCGTCCTAGCGATGGGGCTCCTGAATCTATTATCTTGCTCGATGCTAAGAAGGGGCGTTGGGACTTCCCAGAATTGAAGACGACAGCCTACGATGAATATATGGCTTGGCAACCTGACATAGTGTTGGTAGAATCTCAAGCAAGTGGTACGCCTTTGACGCACGAGTTAAGGATGATGGGTATACCTGTAGTGAACTACCGACCTACTAGAGGGAAGGACAAAGTCACACGTGTACATTCCGCTTCACCAGTATTTGAGTCTGGCATGGTTTGGGCTCCAGATACGATCTTCGCGGAAGAGGTGATAGAAGAATGTGCGGCTTTCCCATTTGGGGAGCATGACGATTTTGTAGATTCGACAACACAGGCTATACTAAGATTTCGTCAAGGAAACTTTATACGATTGGACTCAGATGAGGAAGATGATGAGCCAGTCCCGAAACAGCGAATATATTATTAGGAGTAATAACATGGTAAGAAAAACAGTAGCAAAAAAAATAGCAAAGACTATTAAACCAAAGCCAAAGCCAAAGGCACCAAAAGTACGTAGGGCACAAGGAAACCAGCCACCAGGAAGAGTTGGCACTACACAAAACCCTGCTAGTAAGTCTGTAACAAAAACAACTCCCAAGAAAACAACAACTCCTAAGTCAACTGGATTTTCAACAAAGCCTCAAGCAACAGGTACAAGAAGTCTTAAAGGAACTCCAACTGAGAAAATTACATTACCTAGGTTAGCTGGTGCAGCAGCTGCAGGTATGGCTGTAGGTACAGGTGCTCTTATCTCTGCAAAAAATAAAGGCGGATCATTTGATGATGCTTTTAGAAAAGCTAGAGCCAAAGGTGAAGGTACTAACTTTACTCACAAAGGTAAAAAATATACAGCTGTAACTAAAGATGATCTTAAGAAAAAAGGTTATTCAAGTCTAGCTGCTTACAATAAAGCTGGCGGTGCAAAGAAAGTAGATGCTAGCAAGGCTGCTAAAAAAGTAGTAAGCGAAGTTAATAAAAACAAAAAAAGAAAAAGACCTGTAATCAATGCAGTTAAAAGAGTTCTTTTAGGTAAAGATAAAAAGTTTGGTGGCGATAAAGGTCTTATTGATTTTATTAGAAAGCCTAAAAAGAAAGCTGACGGCGGTATGATGAATAGTAGCAAGCCTAGAAGATCTTCTTCAAGAAGAGGAGTTGGTGCAGCTAAAAGAGGTTTTGGTAAAGCTTTAAGATAATGAGCATCAAGAAAACAGGGGTTACACACATTAGCAAGTTTGTAAAAAAAGTTGTGAAAAAAGCTAAAGCCCCTAAAGTTGATAAACTAAAAACTAAAATACATAATAAAGAAAATAGGCTTCAACAAGATTCTCAATACATAAGCAACAAAGCTTATAACAGAGACTCAAGAGAAATTGCAGAGATGAAGAGAGAGCTAGGCAAACTAATAAAGGACTAACATGGCAGACATAGATAAGGCTATTACTTTTGAGGATCAAGTAGAACTAGGAGTTCGTGATCGTTCAAAGGAAATGGAAGTTGAGGTTGACATCGAAGAGGAGAATCCTGATCTCGAAGGCTTTGAGGAAATGGACGATGGCTCTATTATGTTCGGTGCTCCTACACCGCCGATGGAAGACACAGACTTTTATGCTAACTTAGCTGAAGATGTAGATTCTTCTGAGCTCAAAACGCTTATGAATGATCTCATGAGCAACATTGATTCTGATAAAGAGTCTCGATCTGACTGGGAGAAGACATACAAGGACGGACTTCAATACTTAGGTATGAAGTACGAAGAGAGATCCCAGCCATTTGAAGGTGCCTCTGGAGTTATGCACCCGCTTTTAGCCGAATCGGTTACCCAGTTCCAAGCACAGGCTTATAACGAAATACTACCATCTCAAGGGCCTGTTAAGACTCAAGTTATTGGTATGTCTAACGCTGAAACAGAGCAACAGGCATCACGTGTACAAGAGTTTATGAACTACCAGCTTATGCAGGTAATGAAAGAGTATGACTCTGAGACAGATCAGATGTTATTTTATCTACCGCTATCGGGTTCTGCGTTTAGAAAAGTTTACTACGATCAGAATCTAGGCAGAGCTGTATCAAAGTTTATACCTAGTGAGGATTTAATCGTACCTTACGCTGCTACTGACCTACATAGTGCTACAAGAATTACTCATGTCATTGATATGTCAATGAATGATATTAAGAAACTACAACAAATTGGTTTTTATCGTGACGTAGATATATCTACAGGCGATATGATGGCTGATGATTACGATGAGGTTCAAGAAGAGATAGACGAACTCCAAGGCGTTAGTCCTAGTTATGACGATGATGATACATGCAGAGTNCANGAAGTTCATACCGAATTAGATTTAGAAGGCTACGAGGATCTTGACTCAGAAGGCGAAGAAACAGGTATTAAACTACCTTATATCATTACTATAGCTAATGATAAGGTCTTATCTATACGTAGGAATTACAAAGAAACAGATCAATTAAAGCAACGTATTAACTACTTTGTACATTATAAATTTTTACCAGGTCTAGGATTCTACGGCTTTGGTTTGACTCACATGATAGGTGGCTTGTCTAAAGCATCTACTTCTATTTTAAGACAGCTAATTGACGCAGGTACTTTATCTAATCTACCTGCTGGATTTAAAGCCCGTGGTATTCGTATCCGTAATGATGATCAACCACTTCAACCTGGTGAGTTCAGAGACATGGATGCTCCAGGCGGAAGTTTGCGAGATGCCTTTGTACCGTTACCTTTTAAGGAACCAAGCCAAACCCTACTCTCTCTCCTGGGTATCTTGGTCGACAGTGGAAGGCGTTTCGCTTCGATAGCTGACACACAAGTTGGCGATGGTAATCAGAATGCCCCTGTTGGAACAACCATTGCATTATTAGAACGTGGCACTAGAGTTATGAGTGCGATCCATAAAAGATTACATTCGTCTCAAAGGATTGAGTTTGAGATACTAGCATCTGTATTCAGTGAGTATCTACCACCAGACTATCCTTACTTTACAGCTAACGGCAACCAAACTATTAAAGCTCAAGACTTTGATGAAAGAGTAGACGTATTACCTGTATCAGATCCTAATACTTTCTCTATGAGCCAAAGAGTTATGCTCGCTCAAGAGATATTGAGAACAGTACAAAGTAATCCTGAAATACATGGCCCATCTGGATTACATGAAGCTTACAAAAGAATGTATGGCGCTATGGGTGTGCAAGATGTTGAGAAACTTCTACCACCACCACCGCAACCTATGCCTGTAGATCCTGCTAATGAGAACGCAGCTTTGATATCAGGTATGCCTGCTCAAGCTTTTGCAGGACAAGATCACGATGCTCACATTAATAGTCACATGTCTTTATATGGAACTATGACTGCTCAAGCAAATCCTATGGTGCTATCTTTAATTCAAGCGCATATTTATCAACACGTATCCTTTAGAGCGTCTGAGATAGTTGATGAGCAAAATGCACAGAATCCAGAGTTCCAGCAAATGATGCAACAAATACAACAGCTCCCACCAGAAACATCTGCTCAATACATGCAACAGATACAAGACAAAGTTGCTAAGGATATAGCAGCGGTTGTATCTCAGTTGACTGAACAGATCAATGCTATGTTTATGCCACCACAATCTCAACCTGATCCTTTAGTAGAACTAAGGGGTAAAGAGTTAGATATTAAAGCTGATGACGTACAACGTAAACGTGAAGAGTTTGCACAAAGACAAGAGTTTGATGCTATGAAATCTATGGATAATACTAATCTTGCAGAACAGCGTTTGGCAATTCAGAAAGAAATAGCTACAATGAAAGACGACATAGCTAGAGATCGTATGGATCAAGCCGCACAATTTAAAGCTATGGATATAATGAGAGGATAATTATGAGTTCAGTTAGACAAAAAATGCAGGTTGTTAATAAACAGCAGCTTAAAAAAGAAGAGGAGATAAACAATGGTAATGGGACGATCATCAATGAAGATGCAGATAGAAAAATCGACATCGAAGCAATCGCCAAAAAAGCAGACCAAGATGCAAAAAAGCTCCTTAAAGAAACAGCCGTTAAAGTCAAGGCTGAAACAGTCAAGCCAAAAGCTAAAGTTAAACCTAAGCCTAAAGCTAAGACCGTAGTTAAAGAGCCAGTGGCTAAGAAACCTGTAGCTAAGAAAAAAGTTAAATCAACAGGAACTAAGAAAAAGAAATAAGATGCCATTAAAAAAAGGTAGCAGTAGAAAGACTATATCTGCTAACATAGGTGAACTAGTAAAAAGCGGTAAGAAACAAAAGACTGCTATTGCTATTGCTTTAGAGAAAGCAAAGAAAGAAAGATTAAAAAAAAAGGGAAAGTAATATGAAAAATGTAAAAGCAAGCGTAACGATTAAAGATCAAGGTACTGTTAATTACTCTGACCTTAAGAAAATACCTAATGCCTCAGCACCTCAACCTAAAGGATATGGCGGTGGCGAGTCAAGAGGAACAGGCGCTGCACTTAGAGGAAAGAAGTTTAAAGGCATTTGCTAATGGGAATACTTGACGTAATAAGACAATCTCAAGGCAAAAGAAAAGGTATACCTGGAAGGGATACAAGACCTGTTGCGCCTCAATCTAATAGACCTACCTT